GGGTCTCCAGCAGAAAATACATTTTTAGGTCTTGCCATATTTTTTTATTTAACTCTCTTCTTCGTTTGTTATCATAAAGGATGACCTGACTAATAACGCATCAAGTTCTCCTTTTTCCCAATTAACTGCGGCTCTATTCCACAATACATTGTTATCAATCAAATATCCAAACTCCTTAAATGTTCCAGTAACTTCTGCCTGACTAAAATACGCATCAACATATATCATACTATCTTGTGCTGTTGCTGATATAACATTGTTTCTGTAAACTTCATTTTCAAGTTCTAAATCTGTAACTGCTGGTGGAGTTTCTCCTGTTCCTAAAACTGCCTTATCAATCATCAATTCTCCTGAATATTCTCCTGCCATTTTCTTCCACATAGTTTCAATTCCTTTATAAGTTACTATGTTCTCAACTGTATCAATTCTAATAACTTCATCGCCTCTTATAAAGAACGCTGTATGTATTCCTTTTATTTTTATTTTGTTTTTTGTTTTTTTATTCATATTATTGCCATTTAGCTATATTAAAAATACCTTTTACTTTCTGGTCATCCGTTCCTGTCGGAAAGTATGGAGCGTAAACAAATACTGGCTCTACATTATTATCGCATATATCTTCAGATATTCCAAGTTTCTCAACTGGTATTACTTCTGGCTCTTGTAATTCATTAGTTTCTTTTATCCCTAAATACTCTGAAAGAAATAATGGTCTAACTAACACTTCATCAATTGTTTCTTTAATAATTCTATTGCCGATGCGTAATTGTCTAATTAAGAAGTCAATTATTCCAAGCGTTCTTAATGTTGCTAAACTGACATCGTAATACATTTTTGTTTTGCTCTCGTATGTTAGATAGACACTTTGTATTAGAAAGTCCTCGTCTACTCCTAAACTATCGCTGTTAATGTTAATGACCATTCCTGCTCGTAGTCCTGCTTTGTCTGTTGTAAAACCTGCCTCATATATCTTTTCTGAATATGCTTGAAGTTCTGCCTCAGCAAATTGCTTTGCTTCCTCAATACTTTTAATTTTCCTGTCTTCTTTGAAAAACTCAATTACTCCATATCTGGCAACAGAGTCGTCGTCTTGAACCTGAATAATAATCGGATAAAGTGGACGCCCTGATATTAAAATGTTTCCAACCTCTGGTGCTTCTCTAAATCTAACATATTTTTCACCAAAGCTCCAGAAACAATCAAAGCTTTCTTCTGCGTCTAAGTAGTCAATACCTACTGTTTTTAATTCTCCGTTAACTCTAACTTCTGGAACTGTTCCAAACTTATTAACTAATGAAAATGTTGTCCTAACACCATCACTGTTATATATTTCTGTTCTCAAGTTTCCTTCAACCTCACCGCCTCTAATCATAACTCTATTTCTCAACTGGCTTGAATCCTGAACAATATGTAGTGTTTTTTGAATATATGTGCCGTTATCATCTCTTATTGAGAAAGGAGCTAATTTATCGTATTTTTCAAAGAAGTTTATATCCTTATCGTAATCAACATACCAACTGTAGTTTGTTAACTCTGATAACCTATTCAAACACTCAGATAAACTAATCTTATCAAATACTATTGTCTCTACTGGTATATCACAATTGACATTATTAGTTGTAAAAAAATCTCTACCATACTTATCAATTAGGTCTTCAATTATTTCTTTAACTGTTTTTCTTCTATATCTTTCTGTAGCGATATATCTTGATAGAACACTTGTATAATCCTCGCAGGATATGAACATTTTTGATATCAGTCCTGCGTCTGCTACTCTCTCTATCCTTGTTATTATTCCCGCAAACTCTTTTACTCCGTCAATTATTAACTCAACATCATTATTTATCTCTGGACTCTCAATCGTGTCTTTTTCTATCAATCTAAAATCAAGAGAACTGTTGCCACCAATCTTATCATTTTTAACTATTGTATTAACATCAATATCAGATGTCCTATCTATTGAGTTAATCTTTATAATTGTCATAATTTAACTTCTCTTTTTAATCTCTCTATAATTTTATCTCCTATGTCTTCTGCCGCTCTCTCTGACATATAGTATCCTCCGTTGATATTAACTACGATGCTATTACTTGAACCTGCTGGAGATACTGACTCACCCTTGTGAAGCATATACATACCTGTTCGTGGGACATAATCTGTTCCAAACTGGTATCCGCCTAAAATAGATTTTCCTATATTAGAAACCGATGATACTGCTCCTCCAATCATTGACCCAACATTTTCCATCGCACTTCTCACATTTGAAACAATGTCTCCGATAATATCAAACTTGTCCTGAAACCAACCAATAAAACTATCTATAATCGGCTTCATAAAGCCAACAGCTGAGTTAACTATACTTTTAATTCCGTCCCACAATCCGTTCCATATTCCTGATACTTCTTTAGAAACCGTGGAGAATATATTTTTAATGTGTGTCATCATATTTTCAACAGCATTTTGAATATCTTTAATTGAAAGACCAAAAACATTGAGAAACATCTCTATCAATCCTAACCAAAAAGAAATACAATCGTATATGAAATCACTGATTCCTTTTAATATGCCTTTCATAAAGTTAGAGATATTATTCCATATTATTGTTGCTTTATTAGATATTTCATCCCAATTCTTCCATAGTAGAACTCCGACTGCTATTAGACCTGCAATTGCTACTACAACCAATCCTACTGGAGACATAATAAATGAAAGAACTGCACCAAATGCACCGAACCCTGTAATCAATGTAGGTAACAATAATCCCAATGTTCCGATAACTGCTATTATTCCAGCTATTGCCGCTGTTGCTATAGTTATATTTTTAGTCAGTTCTGGATTCTGTTCTATCCATTTTCCAATCGCATCAATCATCGGAGTTAATTTTTCTACAATATCAATGAGTAATGGAATAAAAACTTCACCTATTTCTTCTTGTAAATCACCAAAGCTATTCTTTAATGCCTTCAATCCACCTGCTGATGTCTCACGCATTGCTTTATTAGTTCCTTCATAGACACTATTTAAGTATTCTGTAATCGCCGTTGCCTTCTGTTCTTCCGTTCCTAACTCAATCATCTTTTTAGTGTTCTCGTCAATTTTGAATCCTCTTTTTGTAAGCGAAGCATAATTACCTTCCATCGCCATACCAAAAGCATTACCAAAACTAATCATATCCTCAGTTGTAGCGTTGACTCCTTTCTCCGCCACTATCATATCCAGAATTGCTGGAGTCATTTTTTTAATCGTATCTGTATTAAGTTCAAAAGTGGCCAGTTGTGCTTGAAGTGCTATTGTTACTTCGTCTCCAACAACTCCTACACTTTGTAAAGCAGATGCTTGTTCTTTTAATGAATTAACTTGTTCATCAGTGGCATTAGTTGTGTTTTTAAGTAATGTTTCTAATTTAGCTTCAAGAACCTCTTGTTCTTGAAATGCTTTAACGCTTAGTCCAACTGCGGCCGTAAGAGCACCAAAGGCAACTGTTCCAGCAGTTGCCATCTCCTTAAAAGCAGGCTTCATATCCTTAGTTTTCTTTTCTATGCCTTTTAATTGCGATTCAACTTGTTTTATAGTATCTGTCGCCTTGTTTTGTGCCTCTATAATAAACTTTAGAACATTTTCCATTGTCTATTTTTTATTTTTTATCTTCTTAATCCTTTCATTATCAATTTCCATCTTGTCTATGATTGTCTGGATAAACCAAATCGGCTGATTCAAGTATGTTTGATAATCCCAGCCAAATAGTTCGCATATCGTTACAATCTTCATCGGCTCAGTTAACTTGCCTAATCTATACCACCTCTTAGAATCTATTCGGCTTGCTGAAAATCCTCTCCTGTAACAATTTCATCAACTTTCTTTATAACAAAATCATAGTCCTTGCTTGGCATATCATATACTCTGTTTAGAATATCTTTCTTATCATCATCAATTGAGACTACTACAAATTCTATTGCTTTCTCTGTTGACTTTCTTTGTGCTTCTCCGATATTTATCTCTGTTGAAGATTCTCCTTTAGAAGTTATCTTCATCATTACATCTGTAATTGGCTTCTTAATTTCTTGCTGTTCTCTGCCAGTTATCCAGTCTTTAAGTTCTACTTTGTGTTGTTTTATTGGTGTAACAATTTTCATACTTTTATTTATTTATTAGCTTTCTTCATTAATATATTGCTCAACTTGATTGATAACCTCTATTGTAATTGGCTCATTATTGATACTATCCTCTACTACAAAGTCAAACTCTTCGTGGATAATATCGTCATTACCACCTGATTTAGCCCAATTATCAACTCTAAAACTTGGAATTGTAATTTTAATAGAATCATTAGTGCTATTAGAAAATACAATCTCCATTTTTTTCTTTGTCAGACTTTCATAACAATCAAGTATTGTTGTGTCTTCAAATAGCATTGATATAGACCCACTAATATTTAATGACTTCCAAATTATTTTAGATACATTATTATCGCTTGGAGTATATATCAATTCTGCGTTGTTTGATATTGATAAACTGAAATCTCTAACCTTAGCTACAACATCTCCAATCTTTACTGTTGCGTTAGCAAATGTGTAAAGAAGTGGACATTTTGTTTCTTCATCTAATGTGGCTGTTTCTTCTACTGGATATTTAGATAATATACTTGCGTTAATGCTTGCTACATCATCAGCAAATGCTATCTCTAAATTATTAACCACCGCATTAGCATATATTTCTTCTTTAGCGATGTTGTCAACATATATTGATGCTGTTAAAGCATCGCCTTCACCTCTTTTGATTGTGTGCTTATAGTTTACTCCTGATGGTGCTGAAGATATATCGCCTAATGCTAATGCTAATAAAAGTGGAGATGTTTTAGGATTCAATACTGTTTGTATAGAACCTTCTCCCCACTTCTTTCCTTCTACTGAACCGCAACCTTGCTCCATCCTTGTTCCTTTCGCAGAAACATCACCAATTGGAGTATGTCTTGGCTCTAATGTAAACTCCAAAAATTGAATCTGCATTGTTGGTGTTTTAATTGTGCCCGCAACATCTTCTATTGCGATGCCAATTTTTCTTTTTCTTCCTATGTGTGTCATATTTTTTTATTTATAATTAACGCTACTTATTGCTTGAACTCTCAATGTTGTTTCTGTTACTATTCTTTCATTTTGATAACTTTTAATTGATTGTATTGGCTCTATTCTTAATACGCAATCTAATTGTAAGTTATTATTATCTCTAAATAGTTTTTCTAACTGCCATTGTCTATTCATAATCGTCTTTTCCGCATCTTCTCTGCCCTTCAATTCCTCTATCTTTTCCTGAACTGTTGTTATTTTGTATATTATTATAATTCTATCTGCTTCATTATTCAATACTTCTGATTCATTTTGAATCCACTCTAAGAAGCAGTAAGGATAGCCAGTAGGATTGTTCTGAGGATATTCATAAACTCCCTTAATATAACTAAGTGTTTCCAGTTGTTCTTTTATTTTGTTGAATATCGTTTGAATCATATCAGTCCTCTTTTTGTTAACAATTCTAATTTCTTCTGCATCCTATCCTGAATTGCTTTTTGATTATTATATATTGCCCTTTCTATGTATTTACTTTTAGTTCTATGCCCCTCGTGAACATAGATTGCGTATTTTACATCGTTCCAAATTACTCCACTTAGTTTTTTCTGATTAACTTCTTTTTTAATATCTGCTCTTAATCTTCCTGTATCAACTGGGGCGTTCTGTTTTGCTCTCTTTAGGATGTTATCCATTACTTCATTTAGTGCTTCATAAATCGCCTTATCTATATCGCCAGGAAATCTGTATAACGCATCTATGAACTCTTGTGAGTTTCTTAAATCTATTGTGAATACTATACTAGGCTCCATTTTTTTCTTGTAATTTAATTCTTAGTTGTAGATGCTTCTCTCCCATAAAATCCATCTTTGAAACACCTGCTACTATGTATTCGTTATTTCCTTCTATTATTTTATCATATTCTTGAACATCAAGCAATTTTGTTGCCGCCATAAAATCCTTACCTCTTGTCCCAGATAAATCCTCTCCAAATGAATCATCTAATGGCTGGATATGAAAAGGGATATTAGAATATATCTTTGTGTATTCTTCCATATCACCTGATTCTTCTGATAATCTGTAAATGTCTACTTTTTTTGTTAAGAATATCTCTATCATATGTTTGTTAACGAGTATCTTTTGTATTTTTTTAACATATCAAATGTTTCTCTCTCTTTGTTCTTAACAACATCCTCAAAAGTCGCACTATATTGCCCTAATGATATTGATTTCATCTCTCCCTTAACATTGAGACCTCTTTCAATCATTCCCGCTACAAGTATAGTTGCTACTTGTCTTATTGCGTGTGGGACTTCTTTTGAATATCCCCATTTAGCTTTTACTTCTATGTTCTGTCTCCCTTTTGTGAACTTCTCTGTAATTGCTATCTTTGTAATCGGAGTATTATTAACAGGATAAGGATAAAACTCTACTTCTACTCCGTTAATTTTTACACTTACAATCTCAACTGCGTCATCTATGAACAAAACTCCTTCTCCATTACCATCGTAGAGTTTTACGCTTGCTGTTTCATCCGCTATAAAAACTCTTCCTGTTTCCTTCTCAATATAGTCTTCTGCTGACTCAATCCATTTTTCTATCTGGTCATAGAAGCCTAAATCTATATCTATTAATAAGTAGTTTTCTATTTGTTCTACTGTTGTGTATCCTTTCATTTTTTTTATTTTAACACTTCTTATAAGGTGATTCTTTGTCTCTATAAGGAGATGCCCTGTCTTTATAAGTTTGACATAGCCAATTCTCCCATCTTGCTTTCAATCTTTCTTTTGCTTCAGCTGAATCAATTATTGATATGAATTTGAATATAACTATATCAATCGCCTCCTGAGAAACTCCTGAATCAATCATTTTAACATAGATATTCTTAGTTATATCAATTACTTCTTCTGAGGCAAGGTAGTCATCTATAAATATCTTTGATAATACTTTAATCTCGTCTAATGCTTGTGTCTGATCTGCTACAAATATACCATTTTTCAAAATAACATTTTCAATTTCTGTTATTGCATCTGATACAATCATCTTAATAATAAGATTAGCAACATCTTTGCCTTCTCCTTCATCATTGATTACTATGCGACTTAAAACTGCTACTGCTTCTTCCGATTCTATTATATCTGATACTGACAATTTAACAAGTAACTTTATTGCTTCTTCTGATATGCCGTTCTCTCCAACTATTATTTTAGCTAAAATGTTAATTGATTCAGATCCAATTCCATTGTCTGATAAAAAGAAACTAA